CGGCCTTTGTCAGTTAATTCAATTGTCAGAATTAATATAGCATTAATTTGCTATACCCACGGAACAGCCGTTCCCCACGTGGGGTAGGGTATTCCAGTCCTCGCTCACTATATCGGTCAGGGTCACCTACCGGGATTGAATCCCATTCGGAGACCCTGTACCCTTGGGCAAGACGCTCAAGGGAGATTAGTGAATCTTGAACATGCCACCAGGCATGATGTGTAAAGACCTCAACGGTCCGAACACGTTTGCGATACGGCACCTCCCAGCAATGAAGCGAATTATTAAAAATAACTCGTGGTTCATAGCGAAGGATAGTTCCGAAGTCGTATTGACAATATTCTACTAATCCCTGACAGTCGGGGTTGTTTGTCAAAGACAAACGACCAAAACGGTTAGAGACAGCAGAATAAAGATACGAGGACGTATCGCTGAAGCCGCCTAGACGTAGCCTTTTGGCTAGGTCACAAGCTGATTCAGCGTCAGAATAGGAGTTGATACCCCTTACCTTACAACGATAGGGCGTAACATCTTTGCCATTATAGGCATCGACGCCACAGGATTCTCGGAAGAATCCCTTTCGAAAGGTCTTATTTATGTTGGGAATTAACCCAGCATTAATTAGGCCATAGATAGCACCATCGTAGTATTTTGAGGGGAAGATAATATCATCTCCGAAGACATAAACATCATCACAGTGCTGACCATGACGACAGAGTATGCCAGCGCGAACCAGACTCCAGAATATAAGACTTTCCACGGGGAATGTCAAAGCGTTCCCCATGGGAGCGAACATCTGGAGTTCTAACTGACGACCATCTAACAACCTAACGTGACTAGCGCGAGAACATGACAGAACCTTAGAATGATATCCAAAAAGATATTTCATAAGGGAATGTCCGATCCTATCGCTAGCTTCCTTAAGATCAAGAGTACAAAACTCTCGACTAGAGGAGGAGGATAGAGCAATATCGCCATTAACTGACTGATCGGTAAAATTTATTTTACCAGAAGTCAGAGGATGGTGAGAAATAGCTCTTTCCAACAACGTGCGTTGACCTTGCTGTATCCAAACTGCTTCTTTAGGGTGTACGCAGATTAAGCGTGGACCCCGGGAATCCTTTGGGACAGCGACTAGCTTACATACAATTGAGTCGTATGTACGATAATCGTGAGACACAAGATCACTATGTCCACTTTCGTGGACACAGTTAAAATGTGAATCATAAGGATAATACTCCTCTATAGGAGTACAGATGTCGAACTTGCCCTTATCACACGGAGAATGGGGCGGAAAAACCGCACCAGGTCCATGGAATGGGAGGAGTTCGGAATAGTCGACCCGTCCAACGACGAGGCCGACTAATCGTCTAGCTTCTCGGTAGATCGGAGCTTGTACAACGTTTTTATCAAAAAACGAATTCCACGCTCCGACATCACGATTAGCATCAACAAAACTTGTAACAGCTTTATTGAGTTGTTCATTTGTTGGTTCGAACTCGGCTTTGTAGCCAAACACAAGAACGGTCCTTAGTAACTTGAGTATACCGGCGTCGTTATTATTTACGACGAAGGCGTTCCAGAGAGGTTTTAACCAATCTGGAAACGTAGGAGTTTCTCCATTACCCTCAAGGTACATCAGGACAGACTTGTCTAGTACAGGTCCTTCTATAAGGACCCAACTCACATCTAAGTCAGCGGGGAGATCCAGTTGGACTCCTGTTAACCGTGATATGTCGACTAGCAGGCTATAGTATACTTTAACTAGTATGCTCATATGAATATTCAGTTGCCAGGTTTGGTGAAGGCAATCTCGCTTTCGCGAGAAAGGTCACTAAGTTTGACTACTTGTAATTCCGATGAGGTACCACCGTTCGTGGAGATAACTTTCGTTATAACCATTAATCTTGATACTAGACCTTTCCTAGACACAAAACGAAAATAAAATTCGTCATGTGAAGAGGAATAACATACTGAATAGTCTCTGACAAATAAGACTTTAGAGGGCCTCTTAAGGAGGTCATATAGTCTATATGATCGCGACATCAGGATATTTCCTGAGTAAGGATCATAATAGGAGATAATGTTTGAGTGGCTGGAAGCCGCCCATTCGATATCAAATAATATTTGATCGATAAACCTATTCAACTCATCATTGTCTATTTGGGACGTTTTCATAATAATATGTAGCGCTTAATAAGACATGGAACATAAGTAGCCAAACCGATGGATTCAGAACAGATACCCGATTAAAGGTAAATGTTTTTTACTGTTCCTTGTTAACGAAAATTTCGTTACCAAGATCCAGACCTGTATCATCCTCTTGAATCGTATTGATGATTCGCTCGAGAACCGCAAGGATCTCAGTAGAACCAACATTAGAGTCAATGAGTGACTGAACCTTCAGGGTAGCCCGGGCAACCGGCGCAATAGTGCCGTCAGCCAAGGCCTTAACGAACGTAAAGATCAAGGCAGACTGATTTCCGCGACGTTTAGTCACGGAGTCAGTATATTCTTGATGTTTAATTTCCATGAGTTCTGGGAGATTCAATCCCCTAGAAACCTCACGGCGGAGGGACCCACTCTTATCAGAGTAGGCTCCTGTGAACGTTAATGTGCTTACGGTTAAGCTAGTATCCATATGCTTAGAATGGGAGCATAGCTCCCTGTTTGATGTTATAACTAACGTCTAACAAGGTTCGCCACCTTCTGGTGGACCAAGGCCGCTAAGAGCGACGCTTGTTTCTTTCCAAACCTGCCCGCTAAACGAACCAATGGTGGTTGATTAGAGGGACTTCGGTGGTACAAGCTAACTATATCCTTACACATCAATTGCCCATCTTGAGGCACAACGAGGTCCACAGGGGCCCCGTGAGTACTCAACTTGAGGACTAGGGTATTAGTGTATTCAGTTTTATCTGATACACATATATCCAATATCGACTTGTTAGAACCTGTTAACAGGTTATCAAGGCGATCAGTGATGTTGCGGAGATCGACAAACCAGTCAACAACAAATGAAAAGGGAACAAGTTCCCAAGCCAATGCTGTTGGACCGGTTACGCCGAACCGACTGAGGAGGTAATCAAGGTCTGAGAAGACCTTATTACTATATTTCACAGCTCTATAGCCGCGGACAGTGACAGTGCGTTTAACAGTATCGGCCTTCAAAGACCATATACCGTTATCGCCTGCCATACTGGAACCTAACTCATTCCCGGAGCCATCGACGTAGTATAAACTACCTCTACTGCTCGCGTGGATAGAGACGATTCTACCTGCAGACGTACGGGCAGCACGCACCTTACTTCTCATTGAAGAAAGAGCATTCTGGACCTTACGCATATCAGATATGAGCGGAGCAATTCCAAACGAGTAGAGCAGATATAACGATGACAGTTTTCCCGCACGAACGAAGTTTGCTTTACGCAAACGACGTCTGTGAGCTGCACTTAATTCAAACTTAAGTTTTAAGTTATTCTTAATTGCATCCAACACGGATTGATTTCCAAGAGTCTGATTAAGATCAGAAATGGAATCAACGAGTTGAGGAGCTTCAATCACATTAAGGAGATTATCA